GGTAAGGAATGCATTATTAAGAGACCACGTTCCTACAGTACCGCCGTCGCCCGATAGTTCCTCAATCTGCACAATACCCAGAGCATCAATGGCAAGCGCCTTATTCGGTGTTGAAGGCGGACGTTCTCCACGAAAAATCAGTTCCTGAATATCCGGTGACAGATATCCCATATTAACTAATGCATCGTACAATAGAGCATTTCCGTCCGGGGCGATCGAGTTAACGATGGTGGCCGTAATTGTATTCCATTCTACAATGCCGGGATAATAATATGTATTTCCTAAAAACTTGTGAGGCGTCTCAGAAACCGTATAAGAGGGCTTCGTTACTGTACGCGCAAGATACTCTGTATATGTAAACTCTTCATTCGCGCTAGCGAGATTGGGCAGCCTCAATAGAAACCGGTGTGATCTCTTTGGTTCTGATGTTGCTAAATTCCAAAATGCCATATTATATGTCTCCTAATATTTCCTATATTATATAGTGTGGGAGGACAAAACCTCCCACATTTTATTAATCGTCAAACGATGCTCCGGTTCGTGTAATGTTAAAGTCAATGGCAATAAATTCAATTGCGCGAGTTGGCTTCAAGAAAATCTTGGCATACATGATATTTCTATCAACCAGCTCGGGCGTCGTCGTGGTTTCATCCAAAATCACCTTATACTCTGACAAGCCAAAATTAGTCTTTACCTCAGCCAAGAATGGGTTGACCCGAGACAAGAAGCGTGCCCAGGTGGTCTTCGAATTGGGATCAAACAACAGTGTTGCCGCCATTTGCGAAATACGCTTCTTTACAAAAATCATCAAACGACGCACATTAATGCGGTCCAACGCCGAAGGCGTAACCTGTAGCGTCTTCTGGCCAAAGATCACGATACCCTCAGCCGGGAATTTAGCAATCGGATTGATATTAGCAGAGTAGAGGTCATCCCGATCCTTACGGCGCAGTTGGTGAGCAACATCGACGACGGGAATTCCCGCGGCGCCTTCCGTTAGCCCCCCTCGATTGAAGCCGGCCGGAGCGAACCACACCTGTGTCTTACGCTGTGAGCTTGAAAACGTACCAATAGCTGCCACTGATGGAGGGAGCCATACAAAAGCCCCATTTAGGGTGTCACGAGCACGCACCCATGGATAGAAAGTACACCCATAGGATGTATTAAGCCCTCGGTCGCGCAAATTAGCGATCGCTTGGCGGACATTGCTCGCTGTATTATTTCTCGCTACAGTCAACCCTTCCTCGCGAGGCTGGAAACCATCAGGTAGATCAATAACTGCCAAAGCGTCCGCCCTATCCTCACAGGTTCTGATTAGGTTCGTAGTCAAACTTTCGTTCGTGAGTCCGGGAATTGAGGCCAAGTTCATTTGAGTTACTTCAGGATCGGCCACCGAATCAATGGCCCTCCGAATACTATAGAATACATAGTTATTACTATCTGTGGGTGTTCCGCTGAGATTTCGGTTAGCAAAGGGGTCGAGCTCAAGGATATCTAGGCCGTCGAATCCGCCATACATGGGAACCGTAAACCTATCATATCCTGCATTCAAAACGCCAGTAACGGGTCCATTGGTGTAAGTCAAAGAACCTTCCCCTGTCGCCGAGTCGTTGTGAGAACCACTCTCCCAAACACCAGCGGAGCCAGAGATATCATCTAGAGTGAACACCATAGACCGCTCAGTAAACTCGCCGGTGGCAAACATATCTCCTACTATGCCGCCGCGGGGGCGCAGCAAATCAATTGTGGACTGCTCAAAGACGGTGCTTCCGGCAGCTTCCGCGGTCTGTAGGCCGAAGTAGGCGTCAGTTGGGTTATTAAGATTACCGTCACCAGCATTAAGTCTAAATTCGGGCGCCGGGTAAATAACCGAAGCCGAGTAGCCCGGATACCCGTCGGCGAGGATGGCGCCAGAAATCTGGAATATGGAGCCCGAGGAGACCGACTGATTCGCCGAAGGATCCTCGGTGACGCGTGCGTAAGTGCCACTAACCCATTGGCCGGCGGTGTCGTCCGTGGCCACTACTTCATCGGTATACTTCACGATTCCTTGGAATCCAAATGGAAGCAGTTGAGGGTCCGTAAGGCCCGCGGCCACATCATCATTCATTACAATGCGGATATAATCCGATCGGCTATCATAGTCGCCCACTTCACGATACCTGCGTTCATCTTCATCCCAGCTCAAATATTTGTCGCCTATTTTACGCGCAACATAGTTTAAGGAATCTGGATTGAGATCACAATTGTTAAATTGTTCTATTATTCGCACAACATTATCGGTGTCACTTAGATGACGCACTACCACCCCGAATTGACCATATTCGGTACTATCGTTAGTGGAAACTTTAACATCCTGAATGGAGATTTTAATATTTTTGTTGGTCCAATCTCCGGGTTCTCCTAAAGCAACAAACTTGAAAAGAGCCTGTGGAGTGTCTGTGGGACTTAGACGACAACTAAGTATATTGGGAGATTCTGCGGAGTTTAAGTTTCCATCATAATCATATCCATAAGCCGGGGAGCTAGCAGTTGTCTGTATAGGAACGATGGCCGCCCACGTGCTGACTTGGTCATTATCAATTTGAGCCGCGAGGTGACGATCGAATGTTTCACCCAAGAAATAGTTAACAGAATTATTACTAACGCTCGAATTTGTTTGTCCAGGATTTGTGTTAAATACTTTACGAATGTACTTCGAATCATTCTTGCTAAAGTTGAATGTGGTAGTAAGGGTACTGGAGCCGTCATAGTTTTTAATGAGCATCTTGTACTCAAATTTGCCGCCCACATTCTGTACGACAGGGCCAGAGCCCGTGACGGCGGCGCCGGGGACTACGGCGGAGCCCGAGGCAGATCCTGAGGCGGCTATGTTGCCGGATAATTCAAAGCTAACTCCCGAATCTGTCGCATAAAAAATGGCGGCGAGGGCCCCGGTGAGTTCCATCACAGCGGGATCGTAGCCGTTGTAATTGGAACCGGTCTCAAATACAATAAGACCATAAGCGAGCGAACCTTTCCAGCCGGCTATCCCGGCTCCGGAGGCGTCCGACTTGTCGGCGCCCAGAAGGCGAACATAAGTGAGGGGAGAACTGTTGCGAAGATAAGCTTGTGCGCCGTACATACCATACGTAGTAGCCGTCGCGTTGGCGCCCTGGCGCCAGACATCGTTCCCTAGGTTGCCCGGAGCAGGCGTCCCGAAGATATCAACAAACTCTTCAAATGAATTAACTGTCGTAGGTCTTAGAGCGGGGCCCTTTTTAGCTCGACCAATAAGAACCGGGCCGATGCCGGCAGGGGAGGCAGGTACTTGGGAGTTATCAATTTCATTGATGAAGACTCCCGGGGATACAAATCTATATTTTTTTACTGACATTCGTTACGTTCTCCTACACATGTGGAAATGTTCAAAGTAAATAGTGTTAAATAGTATGAATGGTACTATTCTCTATAAAATCCATCTTTAATGGTATCGGGAATATCGCCGAAGACCGTCCTCTCCCGCCCCATCTTAACTTCCACCGCATTTTCACGTCGAACAATCTTTGGTCTCTCCTGGTTTTCGCCCTCTCCGATTAGGTAGCCCAGTACATCGATATTAATAGTGGTCTCATAGTTTCTTTGCACCATTCCGAGGTCTGCTTGGTTTGACCCATTGGCGAAGGAGCCCTGGATAAACACTTCATAAAAGTGTCCCTCGTTTTCAATTCTTTGGGGCATCCTGGAGTTGCCGGCGATCGTTACGAATGGGCGTATAAGTTCGTTAAGCTGCTGCTGATACTCTGTGCGCATCGTTATCTCGTAACTTACCTTAACCCAAACGGGCAGAGGAATCGTCACCGTTTCATAAACCACTCGCTGTGTTGACATATTGCGTTTATTGGTATTTTTCATTTTGCTGGTGACGTCCCCGTCAGCGCCGTACTTTCGGTTGGCATAAGCATTTTGAAACTCAGCCGTCTTTTTTTGGTTTATTTTGCGAGCGACCGTAATTGTACCTCCACGAGCATCATTTTCGGGATAAATATTAGCGTATACGCTTCCTTTAAAATCGGGTTCTTTGGTAACGTTCGCACGATTAACACTAAGAAGAGGCAAAATCAGTGTCTCTTCCGAATCACGCAAGTCTTTGTTGTGTTTTAATTGGTATGCTCTTTCCGCCGTAACCCAAAGAACAGGAACCTTTTTAAAACCCTCATTCGTTGTAACTGATAAATTTAAATCTTCATCAATAAATCGAAGCATTGCACCATCAATGGTCTCCAATGACGAAGGCATGAATTCAATTTCGTGGAGTTTTTTGGCTACCTCTTTGTTGCCAATATAATTGTATTGGTTGGCTTTTTTATTTTGTATCTCTCTTTGAGTTCTTTTACTTCTAGGCATTTATCTATCCTACAAAAATGCCAGTGGGAACCTTCGACAAAACCTTTTCTGTGTCTCCCTGAAGAGTTGCATCCATAGCAGACAACCTATCATAAGTAGTACTATCGAGAATCGCCTTAAGTTCCTCTCTTAGGCTATCTTGTTCAGCTTTAGCTTGAGATAATAAATCAGCGAAGTTTAATGTTATAGATTCACCAGGAATGGGTACCGTACTGAACTTCCCTCTTATTTGTCCCAGCATTTCTTTTGTCAGTGCTAAAGCGAACCGTCGAATCCATTGCTTTCCTATAGAATTAATTTTCTCGTAGGGTAAATTCTCAAATGGTAACGTATTCAGGTTGTTAATCCCGTCAGTTCCCTCGCTTCCGCGTCCTGTTTGCTCCCACGGCTCATATTGGTTATCAATGGTAAATTG